TGAAATGCCGCAAACCGTTCGTGCCGCGCCACGACGCGCTGTTCCTCTGCGACCAATGCAAGGCGACCAACGCCACGCTGGCGCCCTGCGCCTGGCCGATGGGCAACGGTGCGAGCCTGGCCGGGAGGCGCAGCAAATGAACCAGCTCGCCATTGACTTTGCAGAAGTCACCCACGCCCGCCGGGAAGACCCCGAAACATCCAAGGACGCCGCCAAGCGAGTGCGCGAATTCGCCTCCGGGCAATGCGTTGCGATCCGGGCCGTACTGAGGGAGAGAGGCCGGCTGGGTGCGGAGCAGATCGCCGCATGGCTCAAATTAGATGCCTACGCTGTCAGGAAGCGGCTGGCAGACCTGGAGCATGCCGGCCTTGCCAAGCCCTTGCCGATACATCGACAGACCGCTAGCGGGCGTCAGGAACGGTTGTGGGAGGCATGCTGATCTCTTGCAACCATTGCGGAATCATGCAATCATTCAATTGCGCTGTGACAAGCGCATAGGAGGTTGAATGTCAGTCTTCATTGGGCTGGTCTGTTCGACCGAATCAAACCCGTCAGGGTGCGGCCTCCCGGAATTGTCACCGGACAGGCCAGCGCCAATGAGGTCTGCATAATGCGCGTCAAAAACTGGCAGAAGTTTCAGCACTTCAAGGATCGCCGCCCTCCATGGATCAAGCTCTATCGTGAGATTCTGGAACAACGTGATATCAGCTTGATATCAGATTGTTCCTTTCGGATTTTGGTGGGATGTTGGCTGCTCGCCAGTGAAGATGAGACTCAACAAGGAGTCCTTCCGTCAATCGAAGACATAGCCTTCCGGCTCAGAATAGACAAAGCCAAAATAATCAAAGCATTACCTGAGCTTGAACCATGGCTGTATCAGGATGATATCAACCCGATATCACCACGATATCAACTTGGACCCCCAGAGACAGAGACAGAGACAGAGACAGATAAAGAAAAAGCTATCGCTTTTTCTTCTGCGGCAAGCGATAAATCGCTTTCCGCACCCGCAGCAAAAAAAACAGTGATCAGCTTTGACTTCGTTCTCGGGCAATGGGATGGCATCGAAGTTGAAGATGCCGTAGCATGGGAATCTGCCTACCCAGCCATCCACATCGAAACCGAGCTTTACCGCGCTGCGGAGTGGGTCAAGGCCAATCCGGCAAACAAAAAATCAAACTGGCGGCGCTTCCTGACGAACTGGTTTTCCAGAGCGCAGGAGCGCGCGCCGAGGAGGGCGGCATGAGGCAGTGCGCGCAGTGCGAAACCAGCTTGAAACCGGGGCAGCGCAAGTGCCCGAAATGCGGAACAGAATCACGGCCTGGCGGCCCCGAAAAGCCCGCCCGCTACGCCGGAGCGAAACCGGAATTCAACGATCCGATGTACGGCTGCTGCGACTGGATTGGCAACGGCCGTTGCCACTACCCAGGCGTTTTCCAGCATGGCCTTGGGCGGTGGTACTGCCGACAGCACGACGCTTGCGTCGATGCGATTCACGGCGCGCAGATCGTTGAGCAGTCTCACATCGACGTACCGCAGCCGAACTATTCGCATGCGGCAACCAAGGCGCAATCGTTGAACTCTGTGCAGCGCCAGGCGGCCGAATATTCGGCTATGCGAACTCCGCGTCGGGCTGCGTGATGCGATGGAAAAAGACACGCTGGTTCGGGAACTTGTTCGGTTCGGCGAGGACCAGCTGCAGGCGCTCGGCAAGGCCGCTGGCGGTCGCTACGTTGCCAGGTGCCTTGCGCTGTGGCGCGAGTGCTATGGCGAGGCGGTGGCGGTGAGGGTGCGGGAGAGGCTGGCGAGGGTATGGAAGGAAAAATGATGGTGCGCTGCGTGATTCTCGGGGAGCCGGCCTCGCTTAAAAATTCTCGCCAGCTTGTCACCATCGCCGGGCGGCCGGCGTTCATCAAGTCGAAGAAGGCGCGCGACTTCGAGCGTTCGGCCATGCTGCAGGTGCGGCCGATCACGCCGCTGCTCGAGGGGCCGGTGCGCGCGACCATTCGCCTGTTCTACGCCAGCCAGCGCCCGGACCTCGACGAATCCGTCGTCCTCGACGTACTGCAGGGGAAGATCTACGCCAACGACCGCCAGGTGCGCGAGAAGCACGTCTTTCACGCCATCGACAAGACCAACCCGCGCGCCGAGGTCATCATCGAGCCGATCCAGCCGCAGCAGCAGGACTTGGCCGCCTGATGCAGAACCCGTACAGCCCCGGCTTCATCGCCTTCCGCTTCATCGACTGGCGGTCCTTGATCAACGAGCTGGAGCAGGCGGGCTGGAAGCCGGCGGACATCGCCGCCGCCCTGAATGTCGCCCCCACCACGCTGGCCGGCTGGCGCAACGAGGGCAAGGAGCCGCGCTATTCCTCCGGTGACGCGCTGCTGATCCTTCACCGCGCCGTTTTCGGCGTCGAGTATACCCAAAAGCGTATCAACTCGTTCCGCGAAAGTGCGATAAAGGCTCCGGCTACTGCCGGGCAGTAGTGCTTTCCTCCTCCTGTTGGATTCCGCCCGGGTAACACCGGGCGTTTTTTTATGGCCAATCGAGGCAGTTTCAGAAAAGGCGAAAAAAAGCCGAACCAGGGCAAGCGCGGCCCCGGTAAAGCCGAGACATTGCGCGAGATGATCCTGCGCGCTCTCGATGAGCAGGAAGGCGGTGGCGTGGCTTACTTAAAGCTGCAGGCAGCGTCGAATCCAAATGCCTTCCTATCGTTGCTCGGGAAGGTTCTGCCGACCACGCTGGCCGGCGATCCGAATAATCCGGTGCGCGTCGAGCGTATCGAAGTCGTCATCGTCGATCCGAAGGCATGACGCCGCGCATTCACGTCCCCCGTGCTTTCAAGCCGCTCCTGAAGCCAGCGCGGTACAAGGGCGCGCACGGCGGTCGCGGCAGCGGCAAGTCGCACTTCTTCGCCGAGATGCTGGTGGCGAAATGCCTCCAGGTCAAGACGGATGCTGTCTGCGTCCGTGAAGTGCAGAAGTCCCTCGCGCAGTCCGTCAAGAAGCTGCTGGAACTGAAGATCCACGCCCTTGGCGTGGCTGATCGTTTCGACATCAAGCAGGACTTCATCGGCACGCCATACGGCGGGCGCATCATCTTCCAGGGCATGCAGAACCATACCGCCGACACGATCAAGTCGCTGGAAGGCTACGACGTGGCCTGGGTCGAGGAAGCGCAGACCCTCAGCCAGCGTTCGCTCGATCTGTTGCGCCCGACAATCCGGAAAGAGGGTAGCGAACTGTGGTTTTCGTGGAACCCGAACGCCGAAACCGATCCGGTCGACGTGCTGCTGCGCGGCGATTCGCAGCCGCCCGACTGCATCGTCATTCAGGCCAACTACCGCGATAATCCGTGGCTCCCCGACGTACTCAAGGCCGAGGTCGACTACGACCAGCGCCGCGACCCGGACAAGTTCGCCCACGTCTGGCTCGGCGGCTACCAGCGCAACAGCGAGGCGCGCGTGTTCCGCAACTGGCGCGTGGATGATTTCGAGGCGCCTCCTGGCGCCGTGTTCCGCCTGGGCGCGGATTGGGGCTTCGCAAACGATCCGTCAGTCCTGATCCGTTGCCACCTGGAGGGCCGCAACATGTACGTGGATCATGAGGCGTACATGGTCGGCTGCGAGATCGACATGCTGCCGGATCTGTTCGACGGCGTGCCGGAGTCGCGGAAATGGTTCATCACGGCCGACTCAGCCAGGCCGGAAACCATCAGCTACATGAAAAAGCACGGCTATCCGAGAATCAATGCCGCCATCAAGGGCGCCCGGTCGCTGGAGGAAGGCGTCGAGTTCCTCAAGTCGTTCGACATCATCGTGCATCCGCGTTGCACGCACCTGATCGACGAATTGACCATGTACAGCTACGAAGTGGACGACCTGACAGGCAAGGTGTTGCCGAAGCTGAAGGACAAGGACAACCATGTCATTGACGCCTTGCGCTATGCCTGTGAGGGCGTGCGTCGTGCGGTGAAACAAACCGCGTCGCGCCCTGCCGCCGCGCAAGCAGATTACGAAATGTTCGCCTGACGAAAAGGAAAAAGATCATGGGATCAATCTTCGGTGGTGACAAGCCCGACTCGCCGCCCCCGCCGCCCCCGCCGCCGCCGGTGCCGACGCTGGACGAGTCGAAGATGCGCCAGCAGTCCGCCGACGAGGCCCGCCGCCGCAAGGGGCGCCGGGCGTCCGTGCTGACCGGCGAGGGCGTCGAAGAACCGACCGGCAAGAAGACCTTGATCGGCTCATGAAGATCTCCGAAGCAAGGGCGCTCGACGCCCAGGGCAAGCTCAAGCGCAAGGTGCTGACCGAGGAAGGCTGGTATCTGCCGCGCTACACGCCGGAGACGGCGCCCGAGCGTGAGGCGCCGCCCCCGCGCATCCTGCCGCCGGCCAAGCCGCGGCGCACCGCCGCCAAGAAGGCCGCCTGACCATGGCCGAATCGCGCGCCGACGAGATCATCCGCCGCCAGGAGCAGCTGCGCTCGGCGCGCGGCAATTGGGAGAGCCTCTGGCAGGAGGTGGCAGATCGCGTCTGGCCGCAGATGTCCGACTTCCTCGGCAAGCGCAGCGGCGGCGAGAAGCGCACCGAGAAGATCTTCGACGCCACCGCCTGCCTGGCGCTCGAGAAGTTCGCCGCCGCCATCCATTCGCTGATCACGCCCGACAACCAGATCTATCAGAAGCTGACCACCAAGGACAAGACGCTGCGCGAGTTCCATCCGCTCATGCAGTACCTGGAAGAAGTGAACGAGATCCTGTTCGCCGTGCGGCGCTCGCCGTTCGCCAACTTCAGCAGCCAGGTCAACGAGTGCTACAAGAGCCTGGGTGCCTTCGGCACGCTGGGCATGATGGTCGAGGACGTGCTGGGGCGCGGCATCCGCTACAAGTCGTGCCACCTGTCCGAGCTGTATATCGCCGAGAACGAGCACGGCATCGTGGACGTGGTGCATCGGCGCTTCGAATACACCGCCCGCCAGGCGGTGAATGCCTTCGGCCTCGACGTGCTGCCGGACAAGATCCGCCAGTCGTTCGACAAGAACGACGAGAACAGCAAGTACGAGTTCATCCATGCCGTCGAGCCGAACAAGGAGCGCAAGCACGGCCGGATCGACCATGCCGGCATGGCCTTCAAGTCCTGCTACGTCAGCATCGAGGGCCGGCAGATGGTCAGCGAAGGCGGCTATCGGACGTTTCCCTATGCCATCAGCCGCTACTCGACCAACCCGCGCGAGGTCTATGGCCGCGGCCCGGCCATGATGGTGCTGCCGGACATCAAGATGCTGAACGAGATGGAGAAGACGACGCTGCGCGCCGGCCATCTCGCCGTCGACCCGCCGCTGCTGCTGCTGGAAGACGGCAGCCTGCAGGGCTTCCAGATGCGCCCGCGGGCACTGAACTACGGCGGCCTGAACGAGCAAGGGCAGCAGCTGGTGCAGCCGCTGGAAACCAAGGCCAACCTGCCCTGGGCGCAGGACATGACCGATGGCAAGCGCAAGCTGATCAACGAGGCGTTTCTCGTCACGCTGTTCCAGATCCTCGTCGAGACGCCGCAGATCACCGCAACCGAGGCGCTGCTGCGCGCCCAGGAAAAGGGCCAGCTGCTCGCCCCGACCATGGGCCGCCAGCAGTCCGAGCTCCTCGGCCGCGTCACCGAGCGCGAGCTGGACATCCTCGCCATGGGTGGCGTGCTGCCCGAGCCGCCGCCGGAGGTGGCCGAAATCATCGAGGAAGGGCTGATCGAGGTCGAATACACCAGCCCGCTGTCGCGCCTGATGCGCTCGGAAGACGGCGTGGCCATCCTGCGCACCTTCGAGCAGCTGGCGCCGATGGCCGAGGCCGACCCGACGGTCTACGACATCTTCGACACCGACACCCTGCCGCGCGAGCTGGCCGAGATCAACGGCGTGCCGGCCAAGGTGTTGCGCGGCAAGGAGCAGGTCGCCGCCCTGCGCGAGAGCCGCAAGCAGGAAATGGCCATGAAGTCGATGCTGGAGGCCGCGCCGGTCGCGGCCGATGCCGCCAACAGCCTGGCGCAGGCCGCGGCGACGGCCTCGCAAGTGCCGCAACTCGGCGGGGTCGCCGCATGATGGAAGACCCGGAAATGGACAAGGCATATCGCCGCCTGATGATCGAGGGCGCGCAGACCATGGCGGCCCTGATTGCCGTGGTGGTGCTGCTGCTGTGGATCGCCGACAACATCGTGTGGGTGGGCTGACATGGGAATCAAGGACCAACTGGCGAGGGTGCGACGGCTGCGCGATCTGCGTGGCGCCTATCGGCGCATCTTCCTCGGCCCGGACGGCAAGCCGACCGACGACGCCAAGATCGTGCTGGCCGAGCTGCGCTTTTTCTGCCATGGCAACCGGCCGACCTTGAAAACCAACATGAGCGGCATCGACGCCCACGCCAGCATCGCCGCGGCGGCCCGCCAGGAAGTGTTTTTCCGCATCACCAAGGCCCTGAACTTGGATGACAGCGACCTCGACCGCATGGAGCGGTTGGCTTACCAGTCCAACAACCAAGGAGACGATTGATCATGGCTGATTCTGCTGCAGTACCGACCCCCCCCGCGCCGTCCGGCGAACCCGGCGGCGGCGCCGCCAACGACTGGCACGCCGGCTTTGACGACGATACCAAGGGATGGCTGGCCGGCATGGGCGTCGACAAGCTGCCCGAGCGCGACGCCCTGGCCAAGGTTATCCCGATGTACCGCAACGCCGAGAAAAAGCTCGGCGTGCCGGCCGACCAGCTCCTGCAGCTGCCGAAGGATGGCGATGCCGAGGGCTTCAAGGCCGTCATGGCCAAGCTCGGCGCCCCGGAAACCCCGGACGGCTACGGCCTCAAGGTGCCGGAAGGCCAGCCGGACGCCTTCCTCAAGACGGCGACGGGCTGGTTCCATGAACTCGGCATTCCGAAGCGCCAGGCCGAAGGCTTGGCCGGCAAGTGGAACGAGTACATGACGACCCAGCAGGCGGCGCGCGAACAGCAGCTCAACGATCGCGCCGAGCAGGACATCAAGGCGCTGAAGACCGAGCTGGGCGAGGACTACGACAAGAACGTCGAGCTGGCCCGCCGCGTGCGCCGCGCCGCCGGCTTGAGCGACGATGAGGCGCAGCAGATCGAGGACACCATCGGCCTCGGGCGCGCCATGAAGGTTTTCGCCGAACTCGGCAAGGCCATGGGCGAGCATCGGTTCGCCGGCAGCGAGCAGGGCGGCCAGACCTTCGGCCTGTCACCGGAGTCGGCGCGCGCCCGCATCACCGACCTGAAGAAGGATTCCGCCTGGATGGCCGCCTACTTGAGCGGCGATGCGGACAAGAAAGCGGAGTGGACGCGCCTGCACAAGGTGGCGTTTCCCGACCAGCAGTAACGAGGACATGCCGGGGAGCGGCGCGAGCCGTCCGGTGACACCCTGAAAGCAAGGGCGTCGGGCCGCAGCGATATTGCGGCAAGAAGTGGTTCCGGGTTGCCGGGGAGGCCCTTCGAAAAGTGATTTCTCAACTTTTTGGAGGGCTTATTCATGAGCACCCAGATCACGACCGCCATGGTCGAGCAGTACAAATCGAACGTCCTGATGCTGGCACAGCAGAAGGGATCCAAGCTCCGCGAAACCGTTCGCGCCGAGCAAGTCACCGGCAAGAATGCCTATTTCGAGCGTATCGGCGCCGTCGATATGGTCGATGCGACCTCTCGCCATGACGACACCCCGCAGATCGACACCCCGCACAGCCGGCGTCGCGTCTCGTTGGTCACGTCGCGTTTCGCCGACCTGATCGACAACGCCGACAAGGTGCGCACCCTGATTGACCCGACTTCGCCCTACGCCATGAACGCGGCCTGGGCGGCCGGGCGCAAGATGGATGCAGTGATCATCGCGGCGATGGCCGGCAATGCCTATTCCGGCGAGGCGGGCGCGACCACCGTCGCGCTGCCGTCCGCGCAGAAGGTGGCGGCGGCCTCCGCCGGCCTCACCGTGGCCAAGCTTCGCAGCGCCCGCGAGATCCTGCTGGCGGCCGACGTCGACCCGGAGAACATCACCTGCGCCATCAACCCGGCCGGCCTGACCGACCTGTTGAGCGCGACGGAGATCACCTCCAGCGACTACAACAGCGTCAAGGCGCTGGTGCAGGGCCAGATCGACACCTTCCTCGGCTTCAAGTTCCGCGTCAGCACGCAAGTCACCGCGCTGAAAGCCTACGTCTACGCCAAGAACTCGGTGGTGCTCGCCATCGGTTCCGAGCCGAACGTGCGCATCAGCGAGCGCGCCGACAAGAACTACTCGACCCAGGTGTTCGTCGAGATGGACATCGGTGCGACCCGCGTCGAAGACGAGGGCGTCGTCGAACTCGCCTACGTCTAACCCTCACCCATAGAAAGGAGTCAATGACATGGGTACCGCAAACACCAAGTGCAACAACGTCACCAACCTCAACGCCACGCCGCGGGTGATGAACCCCACGTATCTGATGGGGGGCATCCTCAAGGAGCAGGTTGGCACCGTGGAGATCGCCGCGGCGGACGACAACAACAGCGTCTACCGCGTCGGCCGCGTGCATTCGTCCTGGCGGATCAGCGACATCGTCCGCTATAACGATGCCATCACCTCGGGCGCCGACTTCGATGTCGGCCTGTACGACACCGCCGAGAATGGCGGCGCCGTCGTCAACATCAACTGCTTTGCCGATGCCGTATCCCTGGTGTCCGCGTCCGTGACCGGCACCAAGGATCTCTACGAGGCCGGCAGCGATGTCGGCGTCGAGGACATCGAGCAGCGGGTGTGGGAGATGGCCGGCCTCACCGAAGATCCAGGCAAGTTCATGGACGTCTGCTACACCGGCGTCACCGTGGGCTCGGGCGCCGGCACGCTGTCGGTGAAGATCCGGTACGTCGAGTGATGACGGAAGTCCACGCTCTGTGGAACGCCCTGGGCGGGCAGGGGGAAATCCCCTCCCGCGCAGGGCGGTTTTCCGGCCCGCTGCTTGTCCTGGGCGGCGGTCGTTCCGTGTGGGACGACTACGCCAAGGTCAGGCCGTGGAAAGGCGAGATCATGGCGGTGAATGACATCGGCGCGCACCTGCACGACCGTATCCGCCATTGGGTGACGCTGCATCCCGAGTACCTGCCCGGCTGGCGCACCTACCGCGAGAAGCACAACTACGGCGACCGCGTGCCGCCGATGTGCCATTCGCACAAGGTCCGGGAAGGCGTCGATGTCGCCTGGGCGCTGTCGGCCGTCGGCGGCACCTCCGGCCTGTTCGCCGTCAAGGTCGGCCTGCTGCTCGGCTACGACGAGATCGTGCTGGCCGGCGTGCCGATGACCGGCGACGGCCATTACTTCGACCCGCCCTGGTACCGCACCGAGTTTGCCGATCGCGCCAACGAAATGGAGTGGCGCAGCGCCATCCGCAACCTCTTCAAGGGCCGCGTCACCTCCCTTTCCGGCAAGACGGCCGAATGGATCGGCGCCGCGCGCCTTGAACTGGTGAATTGCCAGCCATGAACATCGAGCCGACCGCCACGCACCTGCCCGTCTTCGAAGCGCTGTTCCGCGAGCAGCGCATTGTCGACGTGCTGGAATTCGGCTGCGGACTGTTCAGCACCAAGAAGTTCCACGACATGGGCTGTCGCGTCACCAGCATCGAGATGCAGCATCGTGAATGGGCCGAGAACATCCAGCAGGCGCTGCCGGCCGTCGATGTGCGCCTCGCCCTGGGGGCGCATGCCTGGCGCGAACTGGCGGCGGGCCTGAAGCCGCGCTATGACCTGATCTTCGTCGACGGTCACGGCGATTCCCGCCCTGACTGCCTGATGTGGGCGAAGGAGCGCGCCGATCTGATCGTCGCCCATGACACCGAGCATCCCTATTACAAATGGGAGCGCGCCGACATGAGCGGCTTCTCGGTCGAGGTGTTCAAGGGGCTGCGCCCGTGGACCACCGTCTGGAGGCGGGCTTGATCAGCCTGATCCTACCCTATTGGGACCGGCAGGCCGCCGCCGATCGGGCGCTGGCGACGCTGGCCGAGCATTACGCCAGCCTTGACCTGGAGGTGATCGTCGTCGATGACGGCAACCGCGAGCCGTTCCGCATCCCGGCCGACTCCCCGCTCGATCTGCACGTGGTTCGCCTGCCGCGCAAGGAGCAGCCGACGCCGCAGTCGCGCGCCTGGAATGCCGGCGTCAAGGCATCCACCGGCGACATTCTCGCCCTGTCCTGCGTCGAGGTGCTGCACCCGGCGCCGGTGCTGGAGGAACTGGCCGCGCAGCTCGCCGCGCTGGGGCCTTATGGCTATGTGCTGGCCGCCGCGTGGTGCCAGGAGCGGCGCGAATGGCACTGCAAGAGCGACGTGCGCAGCTGGGACGGCTTCCCGCCGGGGTATGCCGGCACCTTCCTTGCTGTGCTGAACCGGGAGCTGTTCGCGCGGGCCGGCGGCTTCGACGAGGATTACATGGCCGGCGCCGGCTACGAGGACCGCGATTTCGTCTGTCGCCTGCTGGCGGCCGGTGCGCGCTTCATGGTGCGCGATGACCTGGTGGTGCATCACCCGAAGACCGGCGCGACCATCAAGTGGCCGGCCGAAGGCTTCGCCCGCAACGAGAAGTTGTTCAAAAGAAAATGGCCGAACCACTGAGCGTTGCCGTCGTGCAGACCGGCAATTATCTCGGTCACGGCGCCGAGTATGTGCACAAGCTGCGCCGCGCCCTGCGCCGCCACCTGACCGCGCCGCACGAGTTCTACGTCGTCACGGACGACGCCGCCAGCCTCTATCGCGGCATGAAGGTCAAGCCGTCCTCATTGCCCGGCTGGTGGGAAAAGCTGCGCCTGTTCAAACCCGGCATGTTCCCCGAAGGGCGCGTGCTGTTCCTCGACCTCGACACCTTCATCGTCGGCAACATCGACGACATCGCCGCCTATGACGGCCCGTTCGCCACGTTGCGCGACTTCTGGCGCAAGGACGGCCTGGGGCCGGCCGTCATGCTCTGGCGCACCGACGCCGCGCTGGGCATCTGGGAAGAATTCGTCTCCGAGGGCATGAGGATGACGCACCCGCAGGGCGACCAAGGCTTCCTGGAAAACCTCGACCAGGGACGGTTCCGCCGCCGCATCGACCTCCTGCAAGACCTTTTCCCCGGCCGCTTCGTTTCCTACAAGACGCATTGCGCCAACGGCGTGCCGGAAGGGGCGAGCGTCGTCTGTTTCCACGGCAAGCCGCGCCCGCATGAGGCGGGCGGCTGGGCCTCGGAGGTGTGGCATGGCTAATCAGGTCCAGATCGTCAATTCCGCCCTAACCAAGCTCGGCGCCACGCGCATCACGGCGCTGACGGACAACACCAAATCGGCGCGCGAGATGAACGCCATCTACGAGCTGCGCCGCGACGCCTGCCTGCGCGCCCACAACTGGAATTTCGCCATCGAGCGCACCAGCCTGTCGGCGCTGTCGGAGGCGCCGAGCTGGGGCTACTCGGTCGCCTACCAGCTGCCGACCGACTGCCTGCGCGTGGTGCAGGTGAACGACATCTGGGTGATTCCGGGCAGTTCCGACTTCATCGGCGGCCCGGACGAGGAGCCGTTCAAGATCGAGGGGCGGAAGATCGTCACCGACTGGAGCGCGCCGCTCAAGCTCCGCTACATCAAGCGCGTGACGGATGCCTCGCAATACGACGCCACCTTCGTCGAATTCTTCGCCGCCGACCTGGCCTATCAGGCATGCGAGACGCTGACGCAATCCAACACCAAGAAGGAGCAGCTCAAGGGCGACCTGAAAACCGCCTTGCTGGAGGCCGTCCGCGCCAACGCCATCGAGCTGCCGCCGCAGCCCATTCCCGACGATTCCTGGATGGCGGCGAGGTTCTGACGTGCCCAAAGCCAGTCCCGCCCTGCTGTCGTTTTCATCCGGCGAGCTGTCCAAGCTGTTCGACGGCCGCATCGACCTGGAGGAATACAACACCGGCTGCCGGGTCATCGAAAACTTCATCCCGCTGATCGAGGGGCCGGCCGAGCGCCGCGGCGGCACGCGCTTCGTGCGCGAGGTGAAGGACTCCACCGACCGCTGCGGCTTCCTGCGCTTCGAGTTCAACACCGAGCAAGCCTATGTGCTGGAGATCGGCGATCTCTACATGCGCTTCTACACCAACCAGGGCATCGTCATGAACGGCACGGTGCCGCTGGAGCTGGCCACGCCCTGGGCGGCGGCCGACCTGTTCGACGCCGACGGCTTCTTCAAGTTGCGCTATGTGCAATCGGGCGATGTGATGTATATCACCCACACCGACGGCGACTATCCGCCGCAGAAGCTCACGCGGTCGGGGGCGTTGACCTGGACAATCGCCGAGTTCGTGCCGGAGGGCGGGCCGTTCGAGGACATCGACCCGGACGAGACGATCACCGTCTATGCCAGCGCCGCCACCGGCAGCGTGACGCTGACGGCTTCCTCGGCGATTTTCACCGCCAACCATGTCGACAGCCTGTTCCTGCTCGAGCAGCGCAAGGACGACACGACCAAGACCTGGGAGGCCGGCAAGGCGGTCAACCTGAACGACCTGCGCCGCTACGACTTCCGCAATTACAAGGCGCTGAACGCCGCCACCACCGGCGGCATCATCCCGACGCACACGCTCGGCGCCGTCTATGACGGCTCGGCCAGCGTGCAATGGGAATTCCAGAACGCCGGCTACGGCTGGGGCAAGATCACCGCCATCGGCAGCGGCGGCACCACCGCCACGCTGACGGTGCAAAGCCAGATCCCGAATGGCGCCGTCACCAGCGGCGAAGCCTCGACGCGCTGGGCCTTCGGCGCATGGTCCGACGATGCCGGCTGGCCGACGCATGTGACCTTTTTCAAGGAGCGCCTGGTGTTCGCGCGGGCGACGACGCGCCAGATCTGGATGTCGGTGGCCGGCGACTTCGAGAACTTCAAGGACCGCGACGCCGGCGGCGAGACGGTGGCCGACTCGGCCATCAGCATCGAGGTGGCGAGCGACCAGGCCAACCGCATCGAGTGGATGCTGGCCGCCCGGCGGCTGATCGTCGGCACGGCCGGCGGCGAGTTCGCCATCGGCGAGATCACCAGCGCCGAAGCCTTCGGGCCGGGCAACGTGCAATCCGAGCCGGTATCCAGCTACGGCAGCAAGCCGGTGCATCCGGCCAGGGTCGGCGACTCCCTGCTGTTCGTGCAGCGTTCCGGCCGCAAGCTGCGCGACATCTTCTACACGCTGGAAACCGAGGGCTACCGCTCGACCAATTTGTCGGTGCTGTCGCGCCATCTGGTGCCGGCCGGCAAGGCGATCACGCAGCTGGTGTATCAGCAGGAACCTAATAGCGTCATCTGGGCACTGCGCTCGGACGGCAGCCTGCTCGCCACCACGCTCAACGCCAACCAGAAGCGCTTTGGCTGGCACCGGCATCCGCTCGGCGGCAGCGGAATCGTCGAGGCCATCGAGGCGATCCCCAGCCCGGACGGCGATTCCGACGAGCTTTGGCTGCTCGTCCGCCGCACCATCGACGGCGCGACGGTGCGCTATGTCGAATACATGGAGCCGCCGCTGGATGGCGAGCAGGACATCATCGAGGCGTTCTATGTCGATTCCGGCCTGACCTATGACGGTTCGGAAGCGCAGACCCTGACGCCGGGCGTCGGCGCCACCGTGGCCGATACCGCCGGCGTCACCTTCACGGCCGGCGGCTCGGTGTTCGTCTCCGGAGACCTCGGCAAGGAAATCCGCTACCGCTATCAGGACGCCGACGAGGTCTATCACACGGCGCGCGCCGAGATCACCGCCGTCAACTCCGGCACTGAAGTCGAGGCCACCATCATCAGCGCCTTTCCCTCGACTGCCGTCATTGCCGCCAGCGCCTGGGCCATCACCGTGACCAGCGTGTCCGGGCTGGACCACCTGGAGGGCGAAACGCTCGACGTGCTGGCCGACGGCTCGCCGCATCCGCAAGTGACGGTCGCCTCCGGCGCCATCACCCTGGAGCGCCCGGCCTGGTACGTGCATGCCGGCCTGCCGTGCCCGGCGAAGATCAAGACCATGCGCCTGGAAGCCGGCGCGGCCGACGGCACGGCGCAGGGCAAGACCAAGCGCATCCACGGCTGCATCCTGCGCCTGCTGAACACCGTCGGCGGCTCGGCCGGGCCGGCCGAGGACAACCTCGACGAGCTGCTGTTCCGCGATCCGGCCGCCATGATGGACGAGCCGCTGGAGCCGTTCGACGGTGACAAGGAGCTGGCCTGGCCGGGCGGCTACGACACCGACGCCTATCTCATGTATGTGAATGACCAGCCGCTGCCGGCCACCGTGGTGGCCTTCCTGCCCAGCGTGGTGACGCAGAACAAATGAACATCATTCCCTATCAGGCCGACCACCTCGAAAAGCTCATGCTGCAGCCCTCGCAGGCCGGCGTGCGCAAGTATTTCGGCAATCCCGAGTACGGCAAGATGCTGGAGCTGCCCGGCCTCGCCTTCACGGCGACGGATGGCGATGCGGTGCTGGCGATGGCCGGCGTGCTGCCGCGCTGGGAGGGCCGGGCGGAAGCCTGGGCGCTGCTTGCCGGCGACCTCACGCGGCATTTCGTGCAGATCCACCGCGCCGTGCTGCGCTTCCTGGACGCGACCGACATCCGCCGCATCGAGACGGCGGTCGACGCCAACTTTCCGGCCGGCCTCGCCTGGGTGGAGCTGCTCGGCTTCAAGAACGAGGGCCTGATGCCCGGCTACACGCCGGAGGGCCGGGACTGCTACCGCTTCGCGCGGGTGAAGGGGAGATAAGCATGGAAGCAGCCGTCGCATTGTTCAGCAGTCAGGCATTCCAGATCGCCAGCACGGCGTTTCAGGTCATCGGCGCCATCAGCGACGCCAACAGCCGGTCGGACGCCTACGAGAGTCAGGCGGAGTGGAACCAATACAACGCCACCATTTCCCGCCAGAACGCCGATGCCGCCCGGCAGCAATCGGCCGCCCAGCAAGGGCAGCAGAACCGTCGCGCCCGCCAGTTGATGGGCGAGCAGCGCGCCGCCACCGCGCAGTCCGGCACCGGATTCACCGGCAGCAATCTCGACCTGCTCGACCAGTCGGCGACGCTGGCCGAGCTCGACATGCTCAACATCGCCTACGAGGGCGAGATGCGCGCGCGCGGGCACCTGATCAACGCACAGGGCGAGGACTACAGCGCCAGCGCGAACAAGGGCAATGCCCGCAACGCCCGCCGCGCCGGCCTGTTCAACGCCGGCCGCTCGCTGTTGTCCGGGGCGGCGTCCTATCGCGGCGGGGGTGGCGGCGGCAGTCTGGCCGAGCATCCGGGCGCGGGTTACGCGGGAGTCTGGTGATGGGAGTCCGCATTCCGCGCTACACGCAACAGATCGCCGCGCCGTCGATCGCCACGCCGGGGGCGCGCGGCACGGCGGTGCCGGTCGACCACACCGGGGCGGCCATGTATAGCCTCGGCGCAGAGGGGCAGCGCATCGCCGAGCAGGTCCGCCGCGAGCAGGAAATCGAGGACGAGAAGAAGCGCCGCCTCAAGGAAAAGCAGGACATCGAGGACGCCAAGCTGGAAGCGCACCGCGTCCTCTCGGATGCGCGCCTCGCCTGGACCGAGCAGATGCTGGCCGCCAAGGATAAGGCGGCGCCCGGCGCGGCCGGCTTCACGCCCGGCGTGCTCAAGCAGTTCGACGAATATGCCACCAAGGCCATCGGCGATCGGCCGAACGCCGCCACGCAGAAGCTGCTGCAAGAAGGCTTCTACAACCTGCGCACGCAACTGGGCCAGGACGCCCTGCATTTCGAGGCGCAAGCGCGGGTCGATCACAAGGTCAATTCCGTCGAGGCCGGCCTGAACAAGGCGGCGCAGGCGGTGCTCACCGACCCGCGCCAGCGCGGCACCGCGCTGAACGAGCAGATGGCCTATATCGGCGCCATCGACATCCCGCCGAAGGCCAAGGAGGCGCTGAAGGAGCGCGCCCTGCAGGCCATCGACTCGGCGGCCCTGAACGGCGAGATCAACCGCAGCCGCAACAGCATCGGCGCCATGGATGCCCTGCTCGAGCGCATGGGCAAGGGCGAGTTTGCCGGCGTACCGGCGCAGAGCCTGGCCGCCGCCGAGACACGCATCAACAACTTCAAGAACTCCCTGGTGATCAAGAGCGAAGCCGCCGAGCGCCGCCGCCTGACCGGGCTGGAGCAGCAGGCCAAGCGCCTGTCGTGGTACGTCGAGAACGGCCGCGACATCCCGCAGGGCGAGGTGGATGCCTTTATCAGGCAATCGAAGGGCACGCCCTATGCTGGCGCGCTCGACATGATCCTGTCCGACCAGAAGGCCATCGGCGAGCTGGCCAAGCTGGCGCCGGCCGAACAGGTGGCGCAGGTGAAGGCGCTGGAAAAGAGCTACGGCGACACCCCCAGCAAGGAGCAGCTGCAACACCTCGGCAAGATGCGCGGCTACGTCGAGAAGAACCTCAAGCTGCTGAACGAGTCGCCGCTCGACTACGCCGCCCAGCGCGAGGGAGCGCAGGTGGCGCCGCTCGACCTCAACAAGCCGGACACCTGGGCGGAAACCCTCGGCCCGCGCGTCACCATCCTGGCCGACCAGACCCAGCGCACCGGCGTGGCGCCGAAAGGACTCTTGCCACAGGAGGCGGCGCAGCTGTCGTCCGCCTTGCGCAGCGCCCGCCCGGACCAGGCGCGCGAGATGCTGGCCAGCCTGCGACGCGGCTTCGGCGACGACAAGGTGTTCCGCGCCACCATGCAGCAGATCGCCCCGGACAATCCGGTGGTGGCCAATGCCGGCATTTTCGCAGCACGCGGGCTGGAGAGCACCAACGACCGCAGCGTCGCCGGCCTGATCCTGCGCGGCAACGCCCTGCTGCGCCAGGACACCAAGGAAGACGGCAAGCCGGCCGGCGGCAAGCTGCTGCCGATGCCGAAGGAAGAGGAGATGCAGCGCGGCTTCGCCGGCTATGAGCGCAACGCCTATGCCGGCAAAGAGCAGGCGCGCAACGTCGCCTACCAGACGGCGAAGGCCATCTATGCCGCCAAGTCGAGCGAGCAGGGCGACTACTCCGGCACCTTCGATAGCAAGCGCTGGGCCGAGGCCATGAGCATGGCCACCGGCAAGATCGAATCGCACAAGGGCAGCCACATCGTCATGCCCTACGGCTGGGACTACGGCACCTTCAAGGACGGCCTGAAGCAGCGCAGCGCCGACCTGATCGCCTCCGGGCGGCTGGCCGCCGGCTGGACGCCGGAGAAGCTGCGCGACCTGCCGCTGGAGAATGCCGGCGACGGCCGCTACTTCTTCCGCGTCGGCGACGGCTACCTGGCCGGCAAGGACGGCCGCCCGGTCATCGTGGATTTCAACCGATGAGCCTCGACCTCTACCGCGAAGAGATCGACAACCGCCTGGCCAGCCTGCGGCCGGCGACCGAGCCCGAGCCGGGCATGTTCGACAACTTCCTCGCCGGCAGCGGCAAGGTGGCGATGCAGACCTTCGCCAAGGCCGGCCGCGCCGCCAGCATGGCCGTGGCACCGCTCGCCATGGCGCTCGAGAAGGAACCCGGCTCGACCGAGGTTCAGGACAGGTTCTTCAAGGCGCACGACGACATCTTCGGCAACGCTGTCGACTACTGGACACCGAAGCCGGGCGAGGTCGGCGCGGCCGGCCAGGTCGTCGGCCAACTGCTCGGCACCCTGCCGCTGGTGCTGGCTTCCCCGGCCGCCACCGTGGCCATGACGCAACTATCCACCGGCGAGGATCTGGTGCGCAAGGGCGTCGATGCCGGCACGGCGCAGGCCGTGGGGGGCGTGCAGGCCGCCGGCCTCGGCCTCGGTATCTGGGTGCCGATCCTCGGCCAGACGCTGGCGCAGCGGGTGCTGCTCGGCGGGGCCGGCTTCAACGTCGCGCAGGGGCTGGCCACTCGCGCCGCCTCGGCCGAGCTGCTGGAAGGCACCCCCGGCGCCGAGGACTTCAAGGCGCTGGACCCGACCGCGCTGACGCTCGACGTGCTGCTGGGCGCGGCCTTCGGCGGCATTGCCCACATCAACCCGCGGATGCGCGCCGAGGGCGATGCCTGGCAGGCCCGGCTGAAAGAATGGGGCGCCAAGCTGAAGCCGTCCGAAGTCGACGCCATGGCCACCCTGCGCCAGGCGCAGCACCTGAACGCCGACAGCCTGCCCGGCAAGCCGGTGGACGTGGAAGACGTCAATGCCCATGTCGCCCGCATGCGGCAGGCGCTAGACGACCTGGCGAACGACAGGCCGGTGCAGGTCGAGGATCTGCCGGCGGGGCGGTTCGAGGCGGACGAGGCGCGGGCGGCGGAAGCCAATGCCATCGTTGGCGGATGGTTGAGGGAAACAGAAGCTGAGCTGATGGCAGAGAAATATGATTTTTCATTTTCTCGTGCCACGAATAATTTGAAAACGGTTGCTGAAGGCGGTAATTTGTTAGAGGTATATCACGGCACCGCCAATGATTTTGCCAACTTCGACAAGGACTACCTTGGCTCATCTAGTCGTGGAGGAGCTGGGACTGATAAGGCATTCTTCTTCTCAACTGATGAATCTCATGCAGAATATTGGGCAAATCAAGCAAGCCTTGTTACAGGCAAAGATGCTCGGATTATAAAGGCAAACTTGAATGTAAAAAATCTTCTTGAGATTGATTTTGCAAAATTGACTGACGAAGGGAAGGCTTATGCAATAGAGGACGCTATTCAAAAAGCATCTGATGAAAATCATGATGGAATATTCATCAAAAATATTCCAGATGATGAGTCAATGACACCGCGCAACATGTGGCTTGTGTTCGAGCCGAAGCAAATTGCCATACTTAATGATGGCGAGCACGCCGCAAAAGTCAGCCCGCAGGACACGGCGCCGCCACGCGCAGAAGCTGCGCCAGCTGCAGGTAAGCCGGACGCGAACGGCGGGGAACAGATCGACCCCCTCGCCACCACGGCCGCCCGCTTCGCCGCCGAAAACCCAGATCTGCCCATCGTCGTCGGCAAGAACGCCGACGGCTCAAACATCACCACCACGCCGCGCCAATGGCTCGAGGACGCGGATGCCGCCATGCGCCAGGCGCAGGACGACGCCCGCCTGTTCGAGATCGCCGCCGGCTGCCTGCTGGGAGGGGGCCGATGAGCTACCGCGATTGCGTGATGAAGATCGCCCAGGCCGCCGGCCGCAGCCTCACCGAGGCGGAAGTCCGCGGCATCTACGAGCGCGTGCACAAGGCGGCGCTGGACATCAAGGCCGGCCGCGCCGAGGCGAAGACCGGCGACATCTTCGACAACTTCGTGCAGCAGGCCGCCCAGCGCGCCGCCGCCGAGCTGATCCACGAGGCCGCCGTCAAGCAGAAGCAGGCGCAGCTGCAGATCACAGCCCTGTCTGCGCGGGCGGCCGATACCGACGCCAACATTGCCGCCGGATTGAATCCGCTGAAAGCGGTCGAACGTACCATCGTGCGCGACTATTCCGGCAAGACCAACGTCGAGAGCCTGGAGCAGCGCGTCGCCGGCCATCAAGCCTATTTCCGCTCGAAGCTGCTGCAGACTTGGGATGCGCTGGGCAATGACTGGCTGGGCTTCTTTCAGTCAAAGGACAAGCTGCTGTCGCTGGTGCGCGAGTTGCGCGGCGAAGATTCCGGCGACGCCCTGGCGAAGAAGGGCGCCAAAGCCTTCCATGACGCCGCCGAGGAAGCGCGGACGGTGTTCAACCAGGCCGGCGGCGATGTCGGCAAGCTCGACGACTGGGGCATGCCGCAGCACCATTCGCAGGTCAAGGTCGCCACCGCCGGCCGCGACGCCTGGGTCGAGTCCATCCTGCCGAAGCTCGACCGCAGCCGCTACGCCGACGACCTCGGCCAGCCCTGGGACGACGCCCAGATGCGCGCCTTCCTCGGCAATGCATGGGACACCATCGCCACCAACGGCCACGCCAACACCGAGCCGGGCAAATTCACCGGCACCGGCAAGAAGGCCAACCGCCACGCCGAGCACCGCCAGATCCATTTCAAGGACGCCGAGAGCGTGATCGCGTACTGGAGCGACTTCGGCGAGCGCACCGCCGCCGACATCCTGCTCGGCCATATCGACACCATGGCGCGCGACATCGCCTTCGTCGAGCACTTCGGGCCGAACCCGGACATCACCTTCCGCACCCTGCGCGACCGGGCACTGCGGGCGGCGACGCAGGCCGAACCGACGAAGACCGGCAGTCTGGAAGGGCGGGCGGTCAAGCTGGACATCCTCTATGACTACGCCGCCGGCAAGATCAAGCCCAGCGCGAACCTGGCTGTTTCCAACGCCGCCGACACCATCGCCCACCTGAATACTGCCGGCAAGCTGGGCGGGGCGGCGCTGGCCTCCCTATTCGGCGACAAGCCGATGATGGAGGCGGTGAGTCACCTTAACAACCTGCCGATGCTGCAGCGCTGGCGCACCGAGCTGGCCGTGCTCAACCCGAAAAACGCCGCCGACCGACGCCTGCTGCAGCAGCAGGGGCTGATGCTCGACAGCATCCGCAGCGGCCTGACGCGCTTCTATGAGGGGCTGGGGCAGACCGGCACCACCGGCAAGCTTGCCAATGCCGTGATGCGCGTCACCGGCATGCAGGCCATCAACGACATCCGCAAGGGGGCTTTCGGGGCATCGCTCATGAGCGCCATCGGTGAACAGATCGCCGCCGGCAGGGGGTTTGCCGATCTGGACAAGACCGACATCCGCACCCTGAAGAACTACGGCATCACCGAGGCGGACTGGAAAATCTGGCAGCAGGCCAAGCTGCAGGACATTGGCCACGGCAATACCCATGCCCTGACGCCGGAGGCCATCAGCCGCATCGAGGGCATCGACGCGACCGCCAAGCGCAACGCCATCGTCAAGCTGCTCGGCGCCGTCAATACCGAATCCGAGTTCGCCATCGTCACGCCCGGATGGAAGGAGCGCGCCGCCTTCTACGGCGACCTGCAGCGCGGCACCGTCAAGGGCGAGATTGCGCGCTCATGGCTGCAATTCAAGTCCTTCCCCTGGGCGATGTTCCACCGCATGATCGACGCCGTGGCGAACAAGGACGCGCCGGCCGGCAAGGCCGTCATGACGGCCGCGCTGGTCGCCAGCACCACGCTGGCCGGGGCCATGATTATTCAGGTGCGCGAAATGCTCTCCGGCAAAGACCCGAGAAACATGGCGGACGATCCGCTCAAGTTCTGGCCGGCGGCCTTCATGCAAGGCGGTGCGCTCGGCATCTACGGCGACTTCTTCTACTCGGTGAATTCGACCCGCTACGGCTCGGGGCCGCTGGAGGCGCTGTCCGGGCCGACCGTCGGCCCGCTGCTCGAGCTGGGCCTGGTGCAGCCGCTCACAGCTGCCAAGAAGGCCATCGAAGGCAAGGAAACCCATCTTGCCGCGCAGACCATGCAGGACGCAAAAGGGTTCATTCCCGGCAACAACATTTGGTACACAAAGGCTGCTCTGGATCATCTGATCTGGCAGCAGGCGATGGAGGCGCTATCCCCTGGCTACCTGTCCAACATCCGCAGCCGCACGGCGAAGGAATACGGGCAAGACTGGTGGTGGACGCCGGGCGAAGCGGCACCGGACCGGGCGCCGAACCTCGGCGCCGCCATAGGAGAGTAAAGCATGAATCAGCGGGTTTTCAGCATTTTGGCCGGCGGCGACATCCCCAAGCCGGCAGCCACCGAGCCGCGCGGCAGCGCCAACTATGCCCAGGTCGTCGAGGACCTCGGCGTGATGATCAAGGAGCTGCGCGCCCAGCTGGCCGAAAGCGAGGCCGCGCGCCAGGCGGCCGAGGCCAGGGCGGCGGCACTCGATGCGGCCAACGCCAGGGCGGCCGACCTCGAGCAGCGGCTGGCGGTGGCGACGGCGGCCTGCAAGACGGCCGCGCCGGCCGCCGGCAAGCCGCAGGACGTTAAGCCGGTCGCCTACGAGGTGATGGTGACGCAGCGCGACGGCGAGGGCCGCCTGTCGCGCATGGAACTCGTGCCCAGCGGCACGCGCAAGACGGCGCTTTGACTTTAAATAGAAAGGATAGGCAATGGCAAACGCAATTTACCCGAAATACAAGACCAATCTACTGAAGGGTACGTCCGGGTACGATCTGGACGCCGCCGAGGGCGATACGGGCGTCTATGCGGCCTTGATAGATACCGGAACCTATACCTATTCCGCCGCGCACGAATTCTATTCCGATCTCTCCGGCATCGGTGGAACGCCTGTTGAAATCACCAGCAAGACGGTCGGTTCGGTTTCGGAAGGAACTTTCGACGGTGCCAACATCACGTGGACGGCGGTAGCAGGAACGGTCACGTATGAAGCCATCGTCCTGTACCGCAAGAATGCCGGGGCCAACACCACCTGGCCGCTGGTTGCCTACATAGATACGGGCGTGACCAACCTCCCCGTCACCTCGAACGGCGGCGACATTGACGTAACGTGGAATGCCTCGGGCATTTTCACGCTGTAAATCATGGCCGGCGACATCAAACTCAAGTACGCGTCCTCCACGGCGCTGACGGTGACGAACCTGCATTCGCTGGCGTCGTCGCAGGACAAGCTGGCGGGATGGTCTGGCGCGAGCGTGGCCAATACCACGAACGTTTACATGGACTATCTCTATTCCGGCACCTTCACCACCCATGCCAGCAACCGGCAGGCCGGATACATCTACGTCTATGTCGTCGCCTCGCTGAACGATACCCCAACTTGGCCAGCGTCCGCTTCCGGCACGCCGGGAACCGAGGGCGCGCTGACTTTTACCGACACCGAGGAACTGAACGGGCTGGCGCGGCTGCTCGTGGCCATCGAGGTGGACAACACCGCCTCCGCCGTCTATTCCTTCCCGCCGACCGGGATAGCGCAACTCTTCGGCGGGGTGGTGCCGACGCATCACGCCCTGTATGTGACGCAGAACGCCTCGACGACTACCACGGCCGGTTTGGCCGCTGCCGGTTCCGCCCTGTACTACACGCCGGTATTGATGCAGTACACCTGACATGGCTTTTCTGTTTCCGGCCAGAGAGGTTCTGACAAGTTCGGTTTTCAATGGGACTACATCGGATATAAGCCTTGGGTCTCCAGCGCATCTAGATGATATTGGCCCGCACACGACTATCGCCATAGTCCGACCGGATGGGGCGCATGGCGGCGGACTTGGTTATATCTACAGCAAGTGCACAAGCACTGGCGATGATACACACAGGTTATTCCACAATTCGACCACGAATGTCTTTACGTTCGGATCGGATTCGTCGGGTGTGTCGCTTAGTCCGGCAAGAAATTCCTCGGTTACGACTACGAATGGTTCGTGGTATGCAATTGCATACACGTTCAATAATGGCGTAACGTCTTCCACGAGCATCAATCTGTATGTCGGGAAGGCCGGGGAATACATCTCTTTAGATTCTGGCGCTAGTACTTCAGACGGGTCAGGCTCTATCCAGTCGGACGCTGGAAGCAATGCACACATCGGCAACAGGGAGGGGGCAGCAAGGGGTTTTAACGGCCATATCGGATATGTGGCGGTTTATGCCGGGGTTCTAAGTGGAGCGGAAATCCAAAAGCTGCACTTGTTTGGGCATAACCCCGCCGACCCAAGATTAAGGCTGCTGTGGTCTAACGGGAAGGATTGGAGCGCATACCAGGCGCAACCAACCTCAACCGCTTCTGTAGCGAAAGGGATCACGCCGAGGGTTGGATTCATCAACCCCATATCCCAAGCGCTGGTTGGCTTCTCTGTTGGTACGGGCGCGCAGACCATCAGCCCGTCGCTGGTCACAAACAGTTCCACGTTCCACGGGCCGACGATCACCACGGGCGCGGTGACAATCACGCCGTCCTTGGTGACGAACAGTTCCACGTTCTACACGCACAGCGTTTCAAATGCAGGCAGCACGCAGAACCTGACCGCCTCGCTTGTAACGAATAGTTCCTCGTTCCCGACGCATACGGTAACGAACGACATTACGATCCTGGCCGGGTATGAGCGGTCATCTGTCAAGGTGGCGGATTCCAGTGTTTCCGGTACGGGTGATTCTGCGGTCGTCTCGATCAAGCCGAGATTCCAGGCATCGGAAATCACCAGCGGAGAACTTCGCTGGCTTGAACCTTCGGCCAAGGTGGTGAGCGTCAATGGCTACCGGCCGACCTTCAGATTCTTAAGCTATCTGACATCTGGATCGGGTAGTTACCACGGCCAGCCTTGGGCGGCTACACGTCGTCCAATGTTCAGTTATGACCGTGAGACGTGGACGTATTTCGATACTGCTGTAACGGTAGATACGACGAATCACTGGATCGAGTTCAGACATTCGACGGCATTCACGCAAGACACGGTTTATATCTCGCGCTCGCGGCAAATGTCCGTTGAGCAGGTTGGAGCGTGGATAGATAGTCTGGAAACGGCCTATCCGTCGATCATCGAGCCGACAACTACGGCCTCTAGCTTCACGCCTACGCTGACAAGTTGGAGCGGGCAGCAGTTTATAGCTGATGAGTACAGTTCGCAAACTAACGAACTGAGCGAGACGATCCCGGCAACTCCGTTGTATGCATTCCAGATCAACGACACCTCGTTGATGCCACTGGACGGCGGTGCGAAGAAAATTGCGGTGATTACCTGCGGCGTGCATGCCGGCGAGGATCACGGCAACTACATGCTCAAGGCGTTCATTGACGCAGTTCTGGACTCTACGTCTTGGGGCCAGACGCTTAGAAGGAATTACAAGATCATCGTCTATCCGATGATCAATGCCCCCGGTAGAGCAGGGGGCGGATGGCGAGGAAGCTTTACCACTGGTTCGGGGGGTATTGACGACGCGAACCGACATTTCTCCGACGCCTCTCCGGGGTTGGAGATCGTCACCAAGCCGCGAACCGCCATTACGACAGATCGCGGGGGTGTGACGCCAAGTTGGGCTATCGACTTCCACGGACACTATGCTTATCCGTGGGGCATATATGCAGAGCCTACTTTTGACCTGCATAGTGTGTTTTCGACGCTGCTGGCCTCATACAGCGGTGACACGATCACCGATGAAGGCGACACTATCAGTGGAACAGTAGAACATTATTTCCGCAGCACCCTTAGTAGTCGTTTTTCAGTCACTCATGAAACCGGCGACCCGTCGCAAATATCTGACGCAGATATAGCAACGCATGCGGTTGGATTGGTCAAGACGCTCAACGACCTGTTCCAGATCGTCGCGCCATCGGCTTTCACGAACAGCAGTACGTTCCATGCGCCAGCCGTAAGTGTCGGCGCGGTGACGCTCACGCCGTCGCTGGTGGAAAACACCAGCACGTTTTACGCAGCGACCATATCGCAGCCGTCAACGCAAACGCTGACGGCATCGCTGCTCCAGAACAGCAATACGTTTTATGCGCATGCCATAGCCAATGTCACACCGACCGTGCGCCGCGTCGGCGCTGGCGGCTACTTGGTCGAACTGGACGGCAAGCGCAAGCAACCCTCGCCGTCCATCAGCGACGACGAGGAAATCATGGAGATTCTAGCGGCGATCATGCCCGCCATCGAGGCGCAGCGGTTCGCCATGGGGAGAGTGCAATGACTGTTGAAGCCACCACCAACCGGGTCAGTTATACCGGCTCAGGGACGACCGGCCCGTTCTCGGTGCCGTTCTACTTCCTCGAGGCCGACGACCTGGTTGTCATCAAGACGAACAATTCGACCGGCGTCGAGGAAACGCTGACCATGACCACCGATTACACGGTGAGCGGCGCGGCCGATCCTGACGGCGGTAGTGTGACGCTTGTCAGTGCCATTTCCTCGGCGTACAGCCTTGTCATAGTGCGCGACCCCGACCGGCTGCAATCGACCGCATATCCGCGCAACGACCCATTCCCGGCGGCCTCGCATGAGCGTGCGCTGGACAAGCTCACCATGCTGGTGCAGCGGATGCGCGACCTGTTCGACCGCTCTTTCCGCCTGTCCGACGGCAATGTGTCGTCCGTCGATCTGGAAATCAGCGACACGGCGGCGCAGCGTGCCAACAAGTACCTCGGCTTCGACTCCGACGGCAACCTCACCCTGTCGCAGTCGCTTGATGTCGGCAGCGTTGTCATCTCGGCATTCATGGAGACGGTGCTGGACGACACCGACGCGACCGCTGCGCTGACGACGCTCGGCGTCTCTGCCTTTGTGCAGACGTTGCTGGACGACGCCGATGCGGCAACGGCGCTGGCAACGTTGGGCGCCCGCGGCCTGGCGAATGACGTGCCGCTCGCCGCCGGCAAGGTGATCACCTTCGAAGGCGCGACCGATAACGATTACGAAACGACGCTGACCGCTGCCGATCCGTCCGCCGACCGCACCATCACCCTGCCTGACAAGACCGGCACGGTGGCGCTGTCGTCTGATATTCCTGTAGCAAAAATAAAACAGGTCGTCTTCGCGCACAAGACGGACACGTTTTCCACGGCCAGCACGACATTTACAGACGTAACCGGCCTGAGCGTGTCAATCACGCCGACAAGCGCCAGCAATAATGTTCTGGTTATGGCGATGGTGAACGCTGGGCACAGCACGGGCAATTTCGTGCATCTGAAGCTGTTGCGAGACTCGACCGATGTCCTCGTCGGGGACGCGGCATCCAGCCGACTCAGAGTGACGGCAGCCACGCACCCGGCCGGCAACGGGCAGTCGATGCCAGCAACGATTGTTGCCGTCGACGCCCCCGGAGACACCTCTGCGCACACCTACAAAATTCAGGCCGCCGCGGGTGGCGGGACTGCATATATAAACCGCACTGGCACTGATACCGATGGCGCGACGTGGCCGCGCGCCGCATCATCAATTATTGCGATGGAGTATGAGCCATGATCTCTGACGTTTTGACATTCAAGGGGTTTCGCGGCTGGACTTGCGGAGAGGATGCCGGCACGTTGACATGGGACGCGGAAGAGGCCGGCCGCCCCATCCCGGACGCCGCCGAGATCGCCGCCTGGGAACAGGAGTTTCTCGCGTCACGCGCCGCGAAAGAAGCGCAGCGCCAGGACGATATGCAGGCCATCGCCGACGCGAAGGCCGACGCGGTGGTGCAGCAGCTCGTCAGCCATTCGCCGACGCAGGTCATGCAGTATGTGCGCAACCAGGTGAATGCGAACGGCGTCACGAATCTGGCCACGGCCAAGGCATCAATTGATGCGCTCGAAACAATGGTCGCCAAACTGGCCGTTGCGCTCGGGGCCGCCCTGCGCGACAAGTTGCGGTAATCACAAGGAGACAATCATGGAACCATTGACCGAAGCACAACGCGAAGCAGTCCGCCAGGAGATCCTCAAGCACCGCAAGGCCGCCTATGAAGAAGGCCGCGCCATCGGCCGAGGTGAGGGCGAGGCGATCACCGTCGGCAACTGGGTGCGCGGCATCCTCAAAAGCTGGACGATGTGGGTCGGTGCCGGTGGCGTGGTGGCTGGCCTGTCCGCCGAGGTCTGGCCGGTGGCCGCCGAGGTGCTGAAGGACTACATCGACCCGCGTACCCTGGCCATTGCCAGCGCCATCTTCATGGCCCTGCGCGTCAAGACCAAGGAAGCCCTGCCGGCCAAATGAAGGTCGAGTTCGTCACCGCCGAGCACAAGCACGACCAGATCGGCGCCGACCTCTGGCAGTTGC